CCACGTATCTGGCTGATCCAAAAGCCGCGGCCAGATACGTGGCTGGGGCGCTTCAACTGGCCCGCCGGCAGGCCGACACGGGTTTGATCCATGGCGACTTGCATGGCGGCAACGTACTGGTGGGGCCTGATGGCACCCCGCGCCTAATTGACTGGGGACAGGTGCGCGAAAGCAGCAACCCATGGAATCAGGGCACTCGGAGCCCAGCAATGAAAGCAACAGACGAGGGCTACGCGCTCATTCCGCTTCTCAGCATGGCCGGACAGGCGCAGCGCCTGCCGGAAGCCGCCAAGGGCGCCTCTGAATTCGTGGCCATGGCCCGAGAGAAGGCAAGGGATGCAGAGATGGCATTTGGCCGCGTCATCGCAGCCCACGATTTGGCCTGGGAGAAAGCCAACGAAGACAAAGTGGGAGCCAAGCTGGAGAAGGGTGAGTTTCGTCGGCGGATGGTGGAGGCCAACAGGCTCAAACGAGAGGAAAGGATGCCCTACGACATGGCCCTGCGGGATCCCCGTGTGGGCCTTGAGGCCCCCCTGACGCCAGAGGTTCTGGCCCGAGCCGCCGAGGCCCGTGACGCGATTTTTGGCCAGAGAGAGCTCGATGAGATGCGGCGCGAGCTGGATCGCCGTTTTGGGGGCCGAGCATGAGACAACCATTTCCCCGTCGCTTCCAGTTGCTTGCGGCTATGAATGAGGCCCGGGAACGTGGCGATCTTGCGGCTTTCTTCCGGCTGGAGGATGAGCACCTCCGCGAGCTCACCGGCCGGCATGCCCTCGCAACCACTGACAGCCTTCAGCGTCGCCTCGACGCCCTGCGGGCGCTCTGTGGCTCCCTGAATGGCTAACCGCTCGATCGAGCTGATCGAGCAGCTCGACCAGGAGCTGCGGGGCCTGGAAGACCAGCAGCTGCGCAAGCTCCGGGGGATCTTCGATGAGGCGCTGCGCCGCACCATCCGCAGCCTGACGGACCGCCTGGAGCGGATCGAGGCCCAGCCCGACTACGACCCGGCCACCACCCCCGGCGCCTTCCTGGGCTCTACCCCGGATGGCCAGGTGCCCATCACCCCCCTGCAGAAGAACCAGGCCAGCCTCTACCTGCAGGGCCAGCTGGCCCAGTACTTGCAGGCGATCATCAACCGCTTCCCGGCCGATCGGGCAGCCAATGCAGCACTGAACCGTGAGCTGACGGAGCTCTACAACAAGGCCCAGGACCTGGGGACCGAGTACGCCCTCGAGCTGTCGAAGGACATGCTCCCTCAGGCCGCCGTGCTCAGCAGCCGCCACCCCTCGCTGCAGGATCCCCAGCTGCCACCGGCGGCACCACCGGCCCCCACGGATGCACCGGCCCCGGGCAGTCCCTACCAGGAGGGGCAGAGCTTCACCAGGCTTCTGAACTTGGGGGCCGTCATCGCCGCGTCCGAGCGCGACTTCAAGACCCTCAGCGCCAACTACCGGCGCCAGCGCAACGCCGCCACCTCCGATCGGGTTCTGGCCTCGAAGGACTACTTCTTCCGCTGGTGGCGCGACTGGGGCGACACCGTGCAGTTCGAGACCGCTGCCCAGATGGCCACCGGCGTCGACAGCCGCACCCTGGCCCGCACCCTTAAGGCTCGCCTCCCCCACATCAACGACGCCTTCAGGAACCGGGCCGAGACCGTGGCTCGCACCGAAACCCACATCGCCGCCGGCGAGGCGCGGGAGCGGACGTTCCGTCGCGTCGGCGCCGGCTTCGTGCGGTTCGTGGCCACCGCTGACGATCAGGTCTGCGAGTTCTGCGCGCCCCGGATGGGCTGCCTCTACTACGCCGGCAGCGTGAAGACCCCGATCCATCCGAACTGCCGGTGTGGCCTTTCGCCGATCACCCTGGAGGCGCTGGTGATCCAGAACCAGCTGGCCACCAGCCGTGAGGAGCGTTGGGAGGCGCAGCAGCAGGCCCTGGCCGCGGCGACCCGCGAGAAGTTCGAGCAGGCTAACGGCATGAGGCCCTACCGGCCGATCGGCGGCACCGGTGAGCCCCGGGGGCCCAGGGACTACCCCCTGATGGAGCGCACCGCCCTGCCGGCCACCACCCCCAGGCCCAACACCGAGAACAACCCCGCCAACGGCGGCGCCAGGCCCTGGCCATCGGGGGATCCGGTGTGGACCCCCTCCAGGGGCTGGATCAATGCCGCCGCTCGCGAGGCCTACGAGGCCATGGTCATTGAGGTGGCGGAGCTGGAGGTGTGATCAGCTGCAAAGAATGGGAGTGATCACCCTGAAGGTGAAGTAATCGTCTTCCTGCTGCGTGATCTCTAGCCAAGCGCCTTCTTGATTCAGCCGGTAGAAAAGCTCCTCAATCGCAATAGGCACTGAGCCGTCAGATTGAAAGTGAACGTGCAACTGCCGATTGGTTTCAATAAGTTGGCTTTGGTAAGGCCTTCCGTCAGGCTGGTGGTAGTTGATTCTTGGTAGGTACAGGTCAGCAAACTTTTTCTCAAGTTGGCTGTAGCCCCTGAACCGGGCAGTGACTGATTTGTCCATGGGGAGCTGTGATGTGTCGAAGATGTAAGGACTGTCGATTTTCCCAGCCTTGTCGGCGGCGGCACCGACTGCCCGGCCGAACTCAGCAAAAGCGTTTTCCGCCTGCTTCACCGTTGCCAGGCACTGGTTCATCGACTTGCCGACCGACCGAACAACTTCGGCGTAGCGCCGGATGCGTGCAGAGATCTCCTCAGGCTTCGCTGGCCAGAGCTTGTCCCACTGCATCTGGCCCCAGATGGTGCCGCCTCTGAAGGGGGCAGTGTTGGCCCAGTGGATGCGACCGATTCGGCCTCCGGTGCTGGTGAAGGAAATGAAGGTGACCATGGGGAGCGTGCGATGGGGAGATGTGCCGGAAGGGCTCCGGCGGGCCGTGGTGGTGCTCAGGCCTCGAGGGCCTTGCGGACCTGGTAGCGGGTGAGCCCCAGTGTGACGGCGATCTCCCGCTGGCTGCAGCCCTGATCGGCAAGCTGCCGGATTGAGGGCGGGGCGACGTTGGCTGCCGTGCGGGCCGGCGGCAGAGCCGGGGCCAGCCGCTGAACGACCATCAAGTCGCCCCCGGGCCGGCGCTGAACGATCGTCTGCACCGTTGCCGAGCCTTCCGGGCCTGCGAAGTCGATTCCGACGACCATTTCCGTGGCGCCAGGAAATTGGTCTGGAGCTGAACCTGTAAAACTGGCTTTCAAGTTGCCCCCGGACAACCCCAGCCGTGCCAGGCCGTGGAGCTGGTGCTCCTGGGCCCAGGCCACCAGCTGGTGCCAGCGCTCGCCGAACATGAAACCCAGCGTGTAGATCAGGGCCACCACCGCCCCCAGGCGGCGGGCAGCGGCATGGAGCGTGGGGCCCCAGTCGGAGGAAAGGCCCCTGGTGATGGTCTTCAGAGCGGGAACGGTGAGGCAGATCGTGATCATGGTTCGGTCCTATGAGGATCCCGGCGGCTGCTCAGAGCCTGCGCGGGGTGGGTTGTAATGCGGTGCCAGCAGGGCCACTCATGGCTCTTCTGCTGACCCCGGAACCGTACCACGTTTTGCAGTGCCATGGGCACGGCCCAGGACAGGCACGGATTATGCACCACCCCCGAAACCCCTTGCCAACACTGGCCCGGCACTACGACATCCGCGAGATTGACGAGGATTTGTATCTTGCAGTCCTAGCCTGTCGCCGCAATCAAATGGCAAGCCCTGACAGCGATCTGAGAGGCACGGCACCACGGCCTTAGATGACAGGAAGGGACAGGAAGGGGCTGGAGAGACGTACCTTATGCACGGCTCGTGCATCACTGCCAGGTCTGCCCCCCGTCCGTTTCGTATTCGCCGCCCATGGCCTCGATCACCTGCCAGAGGGGACGGCTCTACCTGCTGGCCAACCTGCCCAGGCGCGATGGGGCTCCAGGGCTGCGGCAGGCCAGGATCGCCCTGCGGCTGGACGACACCCCGATCAACCGCCGTGCCGCCGAGAAGCAGCTCCAGACCCTGGAGCGACAGTTGGAGATCGGCGCCTTTGAATGGGCCTACTGGCTTGATCAGGCAGCAGGGGCGATCACCTGGCGCGAGGCCATTGCCCGGCTCTACCGGGCTCGGGTGGTGCTGGGCCGCACGGGGCAGACCACGTGGGACGTGAACTATCTCGGCCGGCTGCGGCAGATCCCGCCGGCCAGCGCCTGCACCACCGCCAGCATGGCCAAGGCGCTGGAGCGCTACGACCGCAGCACTTGCAGTTACAAAGAGCTGTTCTACCTTCTGCGGCATCTGGCCAGGCTGGTGGCGGTGCCGTTTCCGGAGGTGCCGGTGCCCACCTACTCTCAGGCGGAGCTGGTGGCGGTGCCCAGCGATGAGGAGATCATTGCCTGGGTGGAGGGGTCCCCAGATCCGGTGCGGTGGTAGTGGGGGATGATGGCCTGCTACGGTCTGCGGCCCCATGAGATTGAGGGGGCGGCCCTGATCGATCGGGATCTCTGCCAGGTGGCCGAGGCAACCAAAACGGGTTTCAGAACAGTGGTTCCACTGCTTCGCGAATGGGTAGAGCGGTTCGGGTTGCGTGATCGGCGGTTGCGGCTGCGGCTGGAGGGGAGCGCCGATCGGCCGGATGCGGTCAGCAAGTGGCTGCACAAGGAGCTTCGGCGGCAGGGGTTGCCGTGGCGGCCTTACTCCCTGCGCCACGCCTACGGCGGGAGGCTATGGCGAGAGGGCGGCAGCAGGCTTGACATCTACACAGCTGCTCGCCTGATGGGTCACACGGCCAGCCAACATGCCAAGACCTACCGAGCACACATTCAGCCGCATCAGGTGGCGGAGGCGGCGGAGCGGGCGTTAGGGGGAAGCTGAGGGCTGCCCCGCCCCCGGCGCCACCGCCGCAACATTCACCCGCACGCAGCGCCTGCTGCTGCCCACGGGCGCCAAGTCGATCAGCTCCCGGCCCCAGCGCCAGCGGGATTTGCGGTTGGCGTCGGCCTCGTGGATGAGGCGCTTGATGTGCCGATCGGAAACCCCGAGGGCTTCGGCGGCTTCCGTG